TGCGGCGATGCCGTTGATGAGCGCGATGGCGGAGGCCTCGGCGTCCGTGTTGGCCTTCACCTGGGCGGTCAAGTCGTCGAGTTCTTTCATGATCGTCGTCTCCTGAAGTCCGATGACGTGGACTTGCTGCAGTAGTTGATCGAGTTTCCGCTCGATGCGGTCGAGCTGATGCGCATGGTTCACGCGACGACCTCCGCGCAGATCGCGATCGTTTCGACGCCGCCTTCATCGGGGGTCGCGACGCCCGTCACGTTAAACACGCGGCCGTTGAAGAGAATCCGCGTCTTCGTCGTCACCTGCGGGTGATACGGCATCGTCACGATGTGCGACGCCGTCGACAGCACCGTGCCGGCCGCCACTTTCTCGAGATCCCGCGCGGTCGCCGGCGCGATCTTCGCGGAGAGCGCCGGCGGGGCCAGGTCGATCCAGCTTTGCGCGTAGCCTCCGTCTCCGTCCGGCACGGCGGGCCCGGGATTCTGGAGCGTCACCCGATGCGGGCGATCGGCGATGGCGGTGGTCGGGCCGACGGCGCCCATCAGGCCACCACCACGAGCTTGTACGGCGCGATCGCGTCCTCGTACCCAAACGGCACTTCGATGCCGGACACGCGCTCGACGGCGGCGATGTCCCGCCCGACCGTCGCGTAGTGCGCCGTCATGAGCCCAACCGCGTGCACCAGGCCAGGCGCCGCTGCCGTCAGGGCGGCGACGTCGACGTAGCCCGACACGATCCGGATCACCCACGGCTGGAAATAGCGCAGGTCGGTCGGCCAGACGCCGGCGACGGCCAGGCCGATCCGCCCGCTCGAGAGATCGACCACGTAATTCGCCGGGTCGAGCGTGTTGACGGCGCCGGACGTGTCCGTCGATTTGATGGAGGTCACGTCCTGCAGCGGCCGCGATTGCGACGGCAACGCGATCGTGCGCTGCTGCACCGAGTCGAGATACACGTCGCGCGTCTGCGTGAGCAGCGCCAAGCCGGTGTCTTGCTCGACTTTCGATCGTGCGGCCGCGATGAACCCGACCATCAGGTCATCCCGCGGATCGCCGGCGACCCAGTCGAGGCCGGCGCGCAGCTTGCCTTGCTCGAGCGTCAGCGGCTCGAGCGCCGGCGGCGTCACCAGGATCGAGACCGCGTGCGGCGCGATGGCGTAGGCCCGCGGTCCGAGCGACCAGAACGGGGGCTGCATAAACGTGCCCATTTCAGTGCGCCCGCTTCTTCTTCCCGCGATACGTATCCGTCGAGACGGGTTGATCGTCACCGAGCGGCGGCGCGGAGTCGCCGGCCTCCGCGCCATCACCAGCCGGGGCAGCCAGTGTTCCCAGCCGCGGATCCGACGACGTCCGCGCCGCGGCGTCTCGGGCCGGTAGCTGCGGAATCACGACCGCCTGCGCGCCGCCACACGTGCAGTGGGCGGCGCCGCAGACGAGGCAGGGGCCAGGATCAGGTAGGGTCATGGACTTACGCGATCGTCGCCCCGTACGGCGCGCCGACCGGCACCCAGTGCAGGTTGACCGCGCGCAGCGTGATCGTGTCGCCGACGGCGGCGAAGCTGATCACGTCGAAGCTCGCGCCCTTGCCGCCGAGGCCTTCCGTGATCGTGACGGTATGCGCGAACGCGGTTTTCGCGGTGATGCTGAGCAGCATCCCATCGTCGCCGGCGGCCGGCGGCGCGAGGGTGAAGGCGCCGGCGCTCGTTTTCGCGAGCTCGTGGACGCCGTCCGTGACGGCGATCGCGCCGTCCGCCGTATACGCGGCGATGTCCTCGCCACGCTCGTACTGATTCTTGACGCTGTTCCATCGCGGCATGTCGATCTCTCCCTGAAAAGCGAGGACGCCGCGACGTGAAGGATGCCCCTCACGCCGCGGCCAGAACTGCCGTCGTCGACGTCGCGCTTACGCGAGGCCGGTGACCTTGCCGAACGCCGCTTCGCGGTAGACGCAGAGCGCGCCGCGCTCTTCGACGAGCATCGCGACCTTGTTCGTGGTGAAGAAGTCGAGGTGGCTGTTGCTCATCGCGGCTTTCACGCCGCCCTTGCGGAAGAACTGCGCGCACGTCGCGAACGCGCCCACGAGCGCCGTGCCCGCCGGTTCAGCCGGGGTGATCGCGCCGGGGATGCCCCAGAGCATCGGCTGTTGCGGCCCCGCCCACGGGCCCGAGCCCATGTAGTTGCCGTTGGCGTTTTTCGCGAGCTGGATGGTCAGCCAGTTCGTCGGGTTCATGACGAACCCGTCCGGCTGGATGAACGCGTTGGTCGCGATGGCCGAGATCTGCTTCATGACCGCGTCCATGTTGCTGTCCGTGCCGCGCGCGATGGCCGCCGCGAGCGCGGTGCGGTTGTTGATGCCGCGCATGTTCGGCGCGGTGCCGTTGCCGTTGAGGAGCTGATCCTCTTCGGCGAGGCTCAGGAACATCCGCAGCCGCGCGTCGATGAGCGACTGCATGGCCTCGTAGTCCTCGAGCATCTCCGTCGTGACCGGGATCCACGTCGCGATTTTCGTGACCGGGTCCGTCGCCTGGACGAAGGACAGTGCCGATTCGGGCTTCGCGATGCCTTCCGCCACGGCCGCGGCCGCGTTGGTCTCGGCGAGCTCCTTCATGTAGATGATCGCGTTGCTCGTGGTCGTGCCGGGCGCGATGAGATCGGCGACGACGGTGCGTCGCAGGCCGATCATGATGACGCCGGGCCGATAGTCCGGCACGATGAGCGGCCCGCCTTCGCCCGACGACGTGTCGAGGAGGGTGGCCTGCAGGTCCACGGCCGGCGACGTGAACATCACGCCCTGCTGGACCTGGTGGCCGCCGGCCTTGAGGAAGGCGCGGAGCGCGGGATCTTCGATGAACTGCTGCCCCATGGAGCGCGTCTCGCGCGCGCCCGATCGACCGGTCGTCGGGGTTTTCCCCTGCGCGATCATCCCGGCGGTCAGGCGCTCGATCTCGGCCAGGAGGTTCGCGTCGCCCATCATGCCGTCGATGCGCGCGCGGATCGCCTTGCCTTCGTTGAGGAGGGTCTGAACGGCCGCTTTTTCTTCGTCGGTGCGCAGGCGCCCGGTGACCGCGGCAGTTTTGCCGTCGGCCGACGCCGGCGTGACGACGTGCGCCTCGCAGGCGCGCATCTGGGTTTCGATCAAGGTCTGGATTTCCGCCTGCTTGGCGCGGAGGTCGGTTTCGAGCTGGGCGAGGGTGCCGGCCACGCCGACGGCGGTGAAGCTGTGCGCGTGCGCGGTATGCGGCGCGAGCAGCAGCACGAGGAGCGCGCACGTGATCGCGGCGATCTGCTGGCGATGCGGCCACAGGAAGGCGACGAGACGCGCGAAGCCGCGGGTGACGCGAGTCTTGAGGCCGGACAGCTTCTGCCGCCACGGTTCCCCTTCACCGATGCCGACGTTCCACGCGTGGACGTCGTAAATGTTGGTCGGGGCGTTGGCGATCGCGACGATGAGGGCGATGAGGAAGATCGGAATACTGGAGCCGGTCATGATGAATCTCCGTCAGAGGGTCAGGGTCTGCAGCTCCGCGTCGATACGGTTCTGCCAGGCGAGGTCAGCCGTCCGCTCCTGCGACGTGGCCGCGATGGGCGGCTCCTGGTCGGTGGCGTCGGGCGTCGAGAGGGTGGCGAGCGCGCGCTGGTCCGCGGGATTCGTCGAATCGGTCAGCAAGCGCGTGAGGGTGTCGTTGAGCGTGGCGACGCGGTCGACCATGCCGATCGACTGGGCGTCGGTGGACCCGTAGACGTAGGCCTTCCAGTCGGTCCGGACCCGCTCGGGTGTCATGCCCTTGCCGCGGCCGTTCACCACCTGATCGACAAACGCGCCGTACATCGTGTCGACGATCTGCTTCCGGCGCGCGGCCGCCGCGGGGCTCAAGGGTTCGGTCTCGTTGCCGTCGAGTTTGCCGTCGCCGGCGGAGATGAACGTCCGCTTGATGCCGAGGAGCGCCAACGCTTCCGAGAGGTCGTCGTGCATCCAATACACGCCGATCGAGCCCGTGAAGGCCGACGGCGCCGCCACAATTTCGGTCGCCGCAGACGCGAGATAGTACGCGGCCGAGGCCATCGTGAACTGCGCCTGCGCGATGATCGGTTTCTTGACGCGCGCCTTCATCACTTCGGCCGTGAATTCGGCGCAGCCGGCGACGCTGCCGCCGGGTGAGTCGACGTCGAGGACGATCGTCTTGACGTCGGCGTTGGCCATCGCCTGATGGAGCTGGTTGGTCAGCTTCTCGAACGTCGTCCCGCCCGAGTACTCCGAGAACAGGTTCATGCGGGGCGCGATGCAGCCGTAGATCGGGATGATCGCGACGCTCCCGACCGTGGGTTGCGGCAGGTTCTTCCGATTTACGAGCGCGGCCGCGATCTCGGCGCTCGAATCGACGCCGGCGATGTGCCGCGCGAGGATCCCCGCGATCACCGGCATCATCTCGGGCTGCACGGCCCACGGATGCGACAGCGCGAAGCTGAGGACGTGGGCGTAGCGTTCGGGCTTCATGCGGCGGTCTCCAGCGCGTCAAACGTCCGGACGTTGGCCTGGATCGCGACCCGCGCAGCCTGGTCGGCGCCGAGCAGGGGCGTCAGGTCGGCCGCGAGCTCGCGGTTCCAGCGATCGAAGTCGGCGAAGAAGGCCGCGGGGCGCTCCGCCGCGGGCAGTTTGTTCAGGCGGGCGGTTTGGCGCGTCCGATGCGCCTGCAGGATCGGCGTCACGGTAATCGCGTCAGTGCTGTCGGTCCCGTCGCCGCCATCGGTCCGCGTCATGCCCTTCGCGGGCGGTTCGGCGGGCGCCGTGTTCGTCGCGGGGCCGCCCTGCTGCTGCGCGACCTCGTCGAGGGTGGGATCGTCGAGATGCGGCAAGTTCTCGAGCGCGCGCGCTTCACTGACCGTGCGCCACGGCCGGCCCGTCGACAGGTAGATCGAGGCCGCGCGCTCTTCCGGCGTGCCCGCGAGCTTCTTGTCGATGTTGAACTCGAGGTACACGTGCGCCTGGTCCTCGCACTCGACGAGCAGTTGCCGGTGGATCTCCTGGCGCAGCCATTCGAACCACGGCCCGAGGCAATCCTGGTAGAGGTTCTTGTGCTGCTCACGGATGTTGCTGAACGTCGCGTGATCGAGGATGCCGACAAACGGCTGGGGGATCTGGTAGACGGACGCGCAGATTTCGCGCCGCAGCTTCCCGCCGACGGTGTACTCGGAGTCCTTCGCGCTCTGCGTCGTCTGCTGAAACGTTTCGCCCTCCTGGAGCAGGACGACGTCCTCGCCGCCGGCGCCGCCGTAGGCGGCCCGCCAGCCCTCCCGCCACTCGTCGGCCCGTTCCTGGGTGTACCGCTTCGCGGTCGCGGGCCGCGTCACGACGCCGGGCACCCGGGCGCCGTGGCGCCAGAAGTGCTCGCGATACTCCCCGGCGGCGTGTTCTTCGGCGAGGATCCGGCGCAGCGTCTCGAGCGGCGAGATCCCGAGCTTGTAGCCGGCGAAGTGCACGATCTCGGACGGCGCGAAGTCCCGGAACCGGCCGTTCACGGTCCAGCGGAAGTACTGCGGCAGCAGCGCCCCCTCTGGCAGAGCCTGTGTCTCGTCGGGCGGCAGCCGCACGAGCCCGATCGCGTCGCGGCCGTCGGCGCCGACGTAGCGCACTTTCAACAGGAACGCGCGGTAGTAGATTCCGAGGTCGGTGATGAGATCCTCGACGAGGCGAAACCGCACGGTCGCCGGGTTCGGGTGATCGAGCCAGGTGATGAGATCGTGATCGGCGAGGCGCACGCGGTCGGTGTCCGAGACGCGGCGGAAGGCTTGCGGCGCGACGTCCGCGACGTTGCGGGCGAGAAAGTCGACACAGATCCGCACGTTCGGCTGCGTCCGGTAAATCTCGAAGTAGGTATGCCGGTAGTCGTAGAGGTTGACCGAGCCGCCCGCGGACGGGGACCAGCGCGGCATCGTCGGCGTCGTCAGCGCCTGCAGCCCGTCGAAGGTCCGCACGATCACGGGAGCACCTGCAGGAACGCGATTCTCGAGCGATGCACGACGACGTCGCCCGGGATCTTCGTCGGCACCTGGCCGGCCTTGAGCGGCGAGCAATCCTTGAGGGTCAGCCAGCCGCCCCAGTTGCACGCGAAGAGCACGCCCTCGATCGCTTCCGTCGAGTCGTGCGTGAAATTCACGATGACCCGCTGCAGCAGGCACGGCGGACGCCACCAGCAGAGCCAGCGCATTACATACAACCGCTCGAAGGCCGGGAGGACGCCACACGTGGCAGTGTGGAACGTCGTCGCGTCGAGGGTGCATTTGTCGATGTTTATTCGACGCGGCGGGTCTTCAGCTCACGCCGGATGATCTCGGGCACGGTGACGTTCTTGCCTTCCGTGCGCGTGCGGTGCTGCGCCCGCCGCGAGTACGCGTCGTACTGCTTCGCCGGCAGCGTCACGCCGACTTCGACCGACGTATCGTCGTCGTCGACGCGCGGACGGCCCGGATGCGTGCGCTTCATGCCGCCACCACGAGCGGACCGTCGCCTGGTTCGTCCTCGTCCTCGGTCGCGCCCAGCCGCTCGAGCCCATCGATGAGCGCGACGCCGCCGTCGATCCGCTTCCGCTGAGTCAGCTTGATCGGGCGGATCTCCCGCCAGGCGTTCTCTTCGATGCCCATGTTGGCCAAACACCAGGCCTCGCAGGGGTTGCCGTCGTGCGTCAGGTTGCCGCTGACGACGAGCGCTTCGAGGAGCTTGGTCGGTTCGGAGAGCCGCATGAAACTCTGCGGGATCTCCTGCACGAACTCGTCGCCGAACTGCCGCTTGAGTTTGTTGACCAGGCCCGAGGCGCCGGCGTTGTCGATGCCGATGCCCCGAATCCGGTACCGCTTCGCGAGGACGTCGACGATGAACAGGAAGATGGCGTCGTGGTCGATGATGGCGCCCGGCCAGGTGGTGATCCACTCGGCCTTCTCCCAGTCTGGGTACGGGATCTTGTCCTCCTGGGCACGCCGGGCGAGCGTCAACCGCGGCATCCAGAAGTACGGGAGCACGTCGACCGCGCAGTCGAGCGTCGGGCGATCAGCGTCGACAGCCACGTCGCCGGCGTCGGGCGCGTGGACGTCGTGGCTGTCGCCGGACGCGGCCTCTTCCAATGCTGGGCGCGCGATCGCCCTCGGGAATGTCGCCACGACCGACGACAGATCGATCTTGTCGGAGAGGTCGATGCCGAGGAAGCACTCGCGGCCCTCGAGCGAGGCCAGGAACGCCGCGCGCGTCAGCGTCGTCGTGCACGCGGCCCAGGCCTCCGCGGTGATGAAGACGGTGCGCTGATCCGTCCACTGGCAGAAATTCAGCCGGCGGACGTCGTTGCGATCGCCCGACATGTCGATCCCAGTGCGCACCTGATCGCGCAGGTACTCCCACGGAATCGACACACCCAGATTCGGATTCGCCTTCAGCCAGTGCGGCCCTTCGGTCTTCCAGTCATCACAGTCCGGGCAGTCGTCCGACGGCTGCCGCTTCCCCTCCGCGCGGCATTTCTCGCACGGATCCAAGCTGCAGACGAAAGCAAACCACGTCTCGTTGACCAGCGTGCCCTCGAGAATCTGGCAGGAATAGTCGTAGTACTGATAGCAGACCGACTCGCGATCGAAGCCCGTGTTGGTGGGCAGGAAGATCAGCGCATTCGGCCGGCCCTTGATGCCGGCGACCATCTTCCGAACGAGCACGCCGTTCGGGTGCTCGTGCAATTCTTCGATGACCGCGCCCTGCACACGCTTGCCGGATTGGCTGCGCGAGTCCGACGAGATCGGCCGGATGAACGACCCCGTGGCCTTCACCGCGAGGTTGTTGCCAGTTTCGGTGATGAGTTCCGTCAACTCCTTCGACGCGTGCACCATCTTCAGACAGTCAGCGAACGGGATGAGGGCCTGATCCTTCATCGCGCCGGCGCAGAACAATTGCGCCCCGCGGACACCGCGGCGCACCAACATGTAGATCAGGATCCCGGCGCCGAGCGGCGTCTTGCCGCAGCCCTTGCCGCCCTGGAAAAAGGCGATCCGAAAGCGTTGACGCACGCGCCGCGCGCCGGTTTTCTTACTGACCTTGATGGCGAAAAATCCGAAGAGACTTCCAACGATGAAGGCTTGGAACGGCGAGAGGATGAACGGCGTCCCGGCTTCCGGCATCACGTCGCCGGCGTCTTCCTCGTCCTCGTCCGAGTCGGTCTCTTCGGGGAGCGTCAGACACTGGGCGAAGAAATCGATCGCCTCCTGGGCCTCGTCGGGCCGCCACAGGAGTCCCTTTTCGTCCTGCCGCGCGACGTCGTCAAGGTGCCGAGCGCAGGCGAGCTTCACGAGGCGACCCGCGAGGATCGTGCCGGCGATCACCTTCGTCGCGTAGTCCGTCACAGGGTCGAGCGCTGGTGCCTTCAGCACGCGACCGGCTCCGCTGCAGTACAATTAACGGAGCCGGTGGACGTGTTCAGCGACCATCGGCTCCTCACCACACGCTCGCGATCAGAGGTCGCGCCCGCATGGCTGATCCGAAGTCTACCCCGCGGCGAAAACGGACGACCGCCGAACGACAAGCCCTGAAGCGCGCAAGACAAAAGAGGGCCGACATGAAGTACCGCGCCGCGAATCGAGACCGATTGCGGGCGCGACACCAAGCCTGGATCGCGCTGCATCCGAACTACATGCGCGCGTACAACGCGGCCTATCGAGCTCGCGCTGAGCACCCGACGGAGATGAAGGCTTGGCGGGACGCTCATCGCGAAACCCTGCGCGCGCAGAGCCGCGGATACCGAGCGAAAGCCTACGCTGCGAATCCTGAAAAAGAGCGCGCGTTGTGCAAAGCGTGGCGTGCTGCTAATCCGGAGTGGGTTCGCGCGGCCAATAAGGCGTGGCGGCTGGCGAACCCCGACAAGGTGCTCGCGAACACGCGCGCAGCTCGCGCGGCGCGTCCCGATCACTACCGCGCATTGAACAAGGCGTGGCGTACGGCGAACCACGGAGTCAGAAACGCGATCGAGGCGAAGCGGTACGCCATAAAAAAGCAGGCGATGCCCGCGTGGGCTGACGTCGGCGCGATCAAAGCCTTCTACATCGAGGCAGCGCGCCTCACGCGAGAGACCGGCATTCAACACGACGTTGACCACATCTACCCCTTACAAGGCACGACGGTGTGCGGGCTGCACGTCGAAGGGAATTTGCAGGTCCTGACCCACGTCGAGAACGTCACAAAAAAGAACAAGTTCGTCGTCATGCGCGCGTCTTCGTGAACCGATCGAGCGGATTTATAGGGCCGGCCGGTTCCGCCTCGTACATCGGTTTCCCGAACGGCGCGACGTTGAAGTCCTTCATCCAGGTAGCGATGCGCTGCATCATCCCGCGGTGATTCGGTCCGGACGCCGTCGCCGGCGACGCCGACAGGGCGCGCTCCGCGACGACGCCGCGGCACAACATCACGAACGCGGCCGTCGTCGCCGGCGTCAGCGTCCGCGCGGCGAAGGCATGCGGCGCGAGCTCGTGCCAAATCGCCAACGCGAGCGCACGGGCCGTGAGTTCGTCGACCTTGGCCTGGATCTCGGCGATCTGCGGGTTCGGATCACCGGGCCCGACGTGCTCATGGAGGAACACCAGTTCGGCGACGAGCGTCGCGAGTTGCTTCGGTGTGCCCTGGAGCTCCGCCGGCGGGCCGAAGGTCTCCACGGCCGCGACCGCGGTCTCGTCGCCCGGCTTTCGGCCGCGTTTCCCGCCGCCGATCGCGTGCTCGAGCGCAGATTTCCCCTTTTGCCCCGATCCGATGCGCCGTCCGCCGCTACCTCGGCCGCCCATAGCTCCTCAATTCACCGAACTTTTGAAAGCGCGATTTTTCACGGGAACCCCATCCGGTTTCCGCGCGCGTCGAAAATCTCTAGACTTTTGCGATCCCCCCCGGTCACATGCGACGTCTCGGCGTGAAGCGGTTGTGTGCGTCGCGCGGCGTCGCGCTCTTTCTGAATCGCGGCGTCATTTCTGATCGGCGTACGCCGCGCTTCGACTCCTCTTCCGTCTTGATGTCGGAGCAGTCGATGCAGATCGCTTGGATGTTGTCCTCGTCCTCGGTCCCGCCTTCGCCGAGCGGGATGATGTGGTCGCGGATCGTTGAGCGGTTGTGCGTACCGCGGAGTGGGCACAGCACACACATCGGGTACTGCGCAAAGAGGAGCGCGCGTCGACGCTGCAGCTCGCGGCCGCGGATGCGCGTCGTGGGTCCGGCGTTCTTCGTCCACTGGGCAGAGGCCATATCAGTGGGTACTCTGAGAAGACGACGATGCGGTGACGCGCGTGGTCAGCCAGGCGTGCGGTTGGGCATGGGGATCTATCGCGTCGCGAGTCCGCGTAGGTGTGATCGTCAGCATGTCGTGACCTCACCTGGAATCGTCAGACCGATGTAGCCATGCCAGCCGCAGCCGCCTTTCGCGGGATCACTAAGAATGCTCGGCGACAACTGCAGCGTCTCGAACGTGTCGCCAACGCGCGTCCACATCGGACGGTTCGCCTCGAACGGTGGTCCGCCATCGAGCGGGTTGGCGAACTGGATGAAATGCCGTTCGTGTCGCTCGTCTTCGTGCTCGGCTGGGTACGCGGGGCACTTCGGGCAGTCGAACATCAGACCGATGCCGGTGCGCGGCGTCGCCGGCGTCATGTCGGCGTTGTAAATGCCCGGACCACCAGCGCCGATGAACTGCGGATGCAGATCGGTGAGCTTCATCAGTACACCCAACTCCACGGGTCGGGTTCGATCCTCGAGCAGCCGGATGCCATCGATCATCAGGATGTAGCGGAGGCGGGAGAGCGCATCGATCGTGCTGACGGCTCTCCGCATACAGCGGGATCCCTTGAGGTGGTTGGAACGGCGACGCGATCAGGATTGAGCGCGCCGATACCCGAGTCTGGTCCTGAACGGCGCGCCGATCACGCGGTCGGTGCGGCTAGTAGCACGGACGCGTGTCTAATTGTGAACAGCGATCCGGAAAAGCGCGTCGATACGATGCACCATTCCCAAGCGCACCATGATGCCGCTGCCGACGTTGGACCATCTCCTCGAAGTGCCGCGGGTCGCTCATCTATTGAGTGTCAGCGAGGAGTACGTGCGTCGGCTCATCCGCGCGAAGAAGATCCCGGTCGTGCGGTTAGGCAAGCGGTACCGGATCAAGCCCACGGACCTCGAGGCGTTCATTGAGGCGCAGCGCGTGGCCAGCGAGCAGGACACGTAGATGAGCGAGCGCACGTTCACGATGGATCTCGCGCCGACCGGCAGCGGCTCGATCGTACGGCTCGACGGGGACGACATCAGTGCCTTGCTGAAGGGCGTGGTCGTGCGATCGAGCGTCGACGCGCCGACGTCGGTGGAACTGCAGCCGTCGTACGGACACCGCGCCACGGTGATCGCCCGGCTGCCTGACGCGCAGATCGTGATTCTGAATCCGGAGGCCGTGCACCACGCGATCGTGCGGCTCAGTCGATGGACGAATCACCTCCCGACGTGCGCGCGCGTCGAATCGGCCGGCGACTGCGACTGCGGGCTGCAGGCGACGCTGTTGGAAGTGGACCCGCGATGACGCGGAGGTTGCCCTGCGCGTTTTGTCAGGGCCGCGGCTGTCCGAACTGCCGGAAACGACGATGATGAAGGTTCAGCGGATCCCGCTCTCGGACGACCTTCGGCGGACGATCGCGACGAATCTCGAGATCGGCCGCGCGGCGCACCGGCGCGAGGTCATCCGCTTCCCGGTCCGCAATCGCTGGCTGATCGTCCGGGCGCGCACCCACGAGACCTGGCGCGAACTGCTGCAGGATCTGGTCTATCTGGTGCGAGGGCGATGAGGATGGCTGATTGGCATTTGACGGCGCGGCCAGTGCTTCGTTTCCGGGATCGTCTGCGGCTGCTCGTCGGCGTCCCGCTGTTCGTCCGCTTCCGAAGTCCGGACGGCCACTGTCACGCGGCGTGTGAGATCACGGCGTCGGTGCAGCGAGACTGGCCGGCCGATGCCGATGTACTGCACGGCGGCGGCGTCTTCGGGTTCGAGCAAAAGGTGAACTGGCGCGAGCGATTCACGCCATGAACCGATCGTGTCTCTTCTGCGGTCAGCCGGCCGAATGCGCGATTCCTGGCGGACGCGTCTGTCACCAGCACGCGATCGAGTTCTACCGCGGGTTGGTGAAATTCGGGGCGCAACGGGCGCGTGAGCCGGTTGAACCGCCCGAACCCGCGAGCTCCGTGTCCTCCGTGGTGCCTGATCGGGTGGTGTGGACTGGTCCGCCGCCCTTGCCGCGGCGGTACACGAAACGCGCGGCGAAGTGGTTCAAGCCGCCGCGGGCGTTCGCGGCCTGACGCTCCGGCGCGGGCGTCCGTCGGAATCCGCGCTGGGCTCGCTGACTTTCCCCGGGTCAGCGAAGCGGAGGCCGACGACTCCGCGCCGTCTCCTCCAGTTGCGCGAGATCGAGCAGGGCCTGCTGGGCGATCTGGAGGGACGCGATCGCTTTGAGCAGCAGTTCCGCGGGCGACGGCGCGGTGGATCGCCACGGGTTGTGACGATGGCCGAGGCTGAGACGTGTCCGAGCCGGGGTTTTCTTCTTCGTCACTGAACGCGATCCGTGGACTGCCCGTGGACCTCGAACGCGACGCGGCCGTCGGCGATCTGCCGCTGGAATTCCTCGTACGACAACTTCGCGGCGGCGGCGTTCGCTTGCGCCTGGTCGATTTGCGCGTCGAGGAGCTGCGCGAGCCGCGCGAATCCCCACGACAACACGAGGCAGAGCGCCGCGAGCGTCAGACTGAGACTCCCTGACCCGATGAACCCACGCCGGATGGCGTTTGCACCGACCGCGGCGTTCAGCACAACAGAAAACCAGAGGCTATAGTCCGCGGACCGGCGACGTGTGTCATCTGTCATGGTGTCCTTGTTGGCTTCTTGATCTTGGCCGCCGCGCGCGACGCCTGCGTGTAGGCCGCGTCGAAGGTCTCTCCGGCGCCGAAGTACTCGAGATCGTACGGGGGACCGGTGGCCGGGTTCTTCACGATCGCGATGATCCAGTCGTGGGCCTGTTCGTAGACCACGGCGTGGGGACCGAGGAGCTCCTGGACGTGGAGGACTTGCGCGAGCCAGCGGCTCATTGGGGATCTACCGCATGTGTGGACGCGGGTTCTTCGTGTGGACAGTCCTGTAGGAACACCGCGAGATAGGTCGCGCGCCAGTCGTCAAAGGTCACGCGGCGCACCGTGAGCCCGTCGTGCAGCCACGCCAGCAGTTTGGCGTCGGTCTGGTGGTCGTCGGGGTATTTGCACGCGCCGACGAGACAGCCGCACGGTGTGAACGCGAGCCACACGAACACCGGCGTGATGACCTCGCGTTTCGATGCGGAGGACTGGAGGCCTGCGCGCATCTCCGAGGTTCCTCCGCGCGCCTGAGTCTTCTTCATTCGAACACCTCGGGCACCGGCGCCGGATCCGTGAGCCACGCGGCGACCTTGGTCGGGGATCCCCACGCATACGACGGGCAGTAGCTGATCAGAAACTTCGCGAGCTGCGCGAGATAGAGGCGGTTGTAGCTGTCCGCACGCAGGCAGGCCTCACTGAAATTGTTTTCGAGGACCGCGGTCAGGAAGCTGCCGACCTGGCGCCGGTCGGCGAAGTACTCCGTCAGGCCGTCGTGGAGGGCGGGCGGCACGTGGCTCTCGCCCAGGCGCTGACGGAGATGCCGGCGGTAGTCGAGGCGCTCAGTCATCGGTCCTGACTCGGATCGTCGCCGGCATCGAGCACCGCGAGCACCGTCGGCGCGTCGGCGAAGTACGCGCGCGCGCCGGCAATAAACGTCACCGCGGTGGACCGATTGATCGTGCCGAGCTGGGGATGCCGCATGGCGAGCTGCAGCATCCCGACCAACTGCAGCACGGTCTGTGGCCGCAACGTGAGCTCCATCGGCCCACGCGCCTGAAGTTCGTTGGCCAGGTCGCCGATATCGATCATGGTCGGTCACTCGCATCGACGGCCGCCCGCAATAGGCCGGCGCCGATCGTACACAGATCGAGCGGATGGTCGCGGCACTGCCGGCACGCGTCGAGGTGGACATGGAACGCGTTCGGGGGTTGGGTGGCGAGCATCGTCCGCTCGACGTTGGCGAGGTGGTGATCGTAGTTGCTCGCCAGCCGCTCGCCGATGCCGCGGCGTATCTTTCGATCAGTGAGGGTGATCCGAAAGTTGCCGATCGCGACGCGCACGGCCATGCTTTCAGCGAAGGTCAACGCGCGACCGTTGACGAGGATCTCCGGTTCGGTCAGTCCGTCCTGTGTCGGCATTAGCCCTGCTCTCCTCGCAACGCGCTAGCCGCCTCGCGCGCCTCTGCCCGATGCACCCGGCAGTAGTCCTGATCCGGCGGTACGTGAATCCGACAACGTCGACAGAGCGGCACGTCGCAGGTGTCGCATTCGTACTCGGCCCAGTCCCGGCAATGCGTGCAGCGCTTTCGACGTCGGCGCACGCCGCAGACAATCGCCACGCCGCCACCGGGGATCGCCACGCGCTCACACATCACAGCGCCTCGAGATCCTTCCGTCGAATCTTCCACGCCCCGTCCTTGATCGCCCCGGTCCAACCGTCCTGACACTTCCGCCGCAAGTACGCCTGGCTGAAGCCGGACACGACGGCCGCCTCCGGGATCGTGAGGAACAGCTTCTGAGAGTTCTCAGAAGTCTCAGGGTTCTCAGACGTCAGCCGCTGTAAGGCCGCCGCGAACACCAGGCGCAGGACGTCCTCGCCGGACGGCGCGCCCGTGAGCGGGGTGAGAGGCCTGATACCGGTCTGGTGGCCATTCCCGTTGACAGGGGGGGTCACACCGGCCGGTAAAACGAACGCCTGAGGGCCAGGGCGGCGCTCCGCGGCGATGCGCGCCACGTCGTCAGGGTGGTAGACGGCTTTTTCGGCGCCGCGACCCTGGGGCCGCCAGGCGGCTTGCTGGATTTTGCCGTCCTTGGCGAACTGTTCGATCGTTTTGGTCGAGACGCCGATCGTGTCCGCGGCCTGCTGTTTCGTGAGCCAGGTGCTGTAGTCGGAGTTCTGAGAGTTCTCAGAGGTCTCAGAGTTCTGAGACGTGGTACGTGGAACGTCGTGGTTCATGAATTTTTCTCTGCAGCCGACAAGTGATCCATGTGGAAGCGATGGCAGAAGCCGCAGTACTGCTGCGCGACGTCATTCGGGTTGTAGCTGACGCGCTGACACACCGGACAGGTGATCGACGGCCGGACGATCGCGTCGACCGCGGCTTGCGCGGCCCGTCCGCGTCGGACGAACTCGAGAAAGTCCTCGAGCGTCATTGCGCGGCCACCACCACGAGCCGATCCCGAACCTGCAAGATGGCGTGCGAGGCGACGCCTTTGAGGTACGCCCATTCGTGCGGCGTCCAACCCTTTGGCAGGTGGGACTCGCCGTTCGCGAGCTGCAGCACGAGTAGTTCCAGGCCTTCGGTGATCTGTTCGCGAGTCATGAGAACAATTCCTCCGCGGCTTTCAGCCGACCAGGTCCGGCCGACACGGCGTACCCGAGTGCGACCAACTTCGCGAACGTGGCGCTCGTCGCCCCGTTCGACGAATACTTCGCCGCCTCGAGGATCTCGCCCTTCGTCAGGTCGCCCGGATACGAGCGGCAGATCTCCGCGAGGATCACGCGCTCCATGACACTCAACCGATCGCCGGTCAGGAGAAATTCGCGGAGGTCGTCGCCGACCGGGAGCGGCTCGTAGGCGCCGAGCGTGGAGAGCCCGAGCGGCGTGATCCGGAGCGCGCCTGGTCGATGCGCGTCCGCGTAGCCTTCCCGCACGAAGTCGGCGAACGCGGCCGACGTGGCGCCGTTCGACGAGTAGCTCGTGTGGATGAGGATCTGTTTCTTCGTCAGGCCCTCGGGATGCTGCGCCAGCGCGGTCAACATCGCCCGGTGCATCCGGCTTAGCTCGCCGGCGCCGTTTGACTCGGCGTCTCGGCCGCGGCGAGGACGCGCGCCACGCCCATCATCACCGCGTGCTGCTGCGCTGGGCTGAGGCGCGCGAGATCGTTGAACCTGATCACGATGGTGATGTGGATGTTGCTCATGGGGGAGAACTCGCGCGGTCGGTTTCGGCACGCCGGCGATGCTGCGGAGCACGTCGAGCAGCGCCTTCGCTTCCTCGGCCTGGTGGTTCCACAGCAGCGACATCGCGGCGCCGTGCTTCTCGGCCTCCGCCAACATACGCTCGTAAATCTTCTCGAGCCGCTTCAACTGCCCTTCCTTGAGGACGGGGATCTCGACGCGTGTCGGCTTCGGCGGCGGCATCGGCGCCGGCTGCTTAGCGGCCACCTGCTTTTTCAGATCGGCGATCGTCTTCTTCAGCTCGCGCGGATCCTCCGCCTTGGCCTTCTCGACCGTCTCGGCCATCTGGGTCCTGAGCTGCTCGAGGTCGACCGCGGCGAGTTGCTTCGGCGGCCGCACCTTCTGTCCGACCTTCGGCGTCGCCGCGGAATCGAACGTCGCCCGCCGGCGGAATTTGGCCTGACCGAAGAACTCGAGCCACTCGGGACTCCACACCCAGGCGGTGCCCGTCGCCAGGGCGGGCAAGGTCGAGAGCACCTCTTCGCGGCGCTCGTCGCCGGCGTGATGCTTGATCCAGCCGTCGATGGCGTCGCGGTCCTGCGGGCCGGTCGTGCGGAACGCGATGAGGGTCTCGGCCTGGGTCGTGACGTCCTTGTTCACCTTGGCCGATCGCTGGGTGATGATCGTGCAGCCGACGCCGCTGCCCCGGCCCCAGCGCACCAGGCGGTCCATCGCGCCGAGCATCGCCTCTTCGCCCTTCGCCGGTCGCTGCGGGATGAACGCGTCGGCTTCCTCGAGCACCATCATCACGGGCTCGGTGTTCACCTGTAGCAGCCGCTTCGCGAAGTCCGTGACGAACCGCGCGCGTTCGGCGACGCCCCACGTCTTCATCGACAGGATCATCGGCAGCCGTTCGTGCGCGACGACGTCGGCGATGAGGGCGCCGGCGCTGGGCTCGAGCGGGAGATCGCCGTGCGGCCCGCCGAAGACGTAGATCGGAAACCCGGGTCCCTTCCCGTCGAAGCTCGCTTTCAGCCCCCACCAGGCATCGACCGGATCCAGGATGACGACCGGCAGGTGCACCTTGAGCAGCTCTTCGACGAGCACGGTCGCGCCGTTTGTCTTGCCGGACCCGCGCTTGCCGAAGATCGCGAAGGTTTGCGTGACGGCGTCGGCCGGCAGCACGAGGCCCTTCGCCAGGTGCAGCGCTTTACTCGACACTCGGCAGCTCCCACGTCTCTCCGCATTCCGGCCACTCGCGGACGCGGAGATCCTCTGGCCACGCTGCGGGTTCGTCGGCTTTACCGATCGGCGCGCGGCCCACCAAGTCGGAGGCCTTCATGATTCGATTCGCGCCGAGCTGCTTCACGAAGCACGGGACGCCGGCTCGCTGACACTCCGCGATGAGCGAGCGCGCCCATTCGATGTTGAACGGCCGTGACTTCGGGCCGCTCTCACCGCCGACGATCACCCAGTCGATGCCGCGGAAATGTCGGTCGCCGTCCTCGAGGTGCGTCATGCAGCAGTCGCCGCCCTCCCGCCGTTGGTTGTGGGGGGTGCAGGTCAGCCAGGACGTCTCGCCGTTGTCGAGGTCCACGTGCTCGAGCAACGGTTCCGCGCTGATGAACCGCACGACCGCCGGTGTCTTTAGCAGCAACGGGATCCGCTCGTTGGCGAAATGCTGGTTCTCCACGCTGACGCCAAGCCAGACATTCGGCAGCGGCCAGCCGGACCCATCGCGTGCCGTGTGGCGCGCCGCGAACGTCGGCACGAGCGCGCGCATCCGCTCCGGTCGTTTGGTGAGGAGCTGAAACGTGTGGCGAACCGCCTGCGCCATCACATCGAACACCTGGCCGATGAACGCGTCGCTGATGTCGTCGTGAAACAGATCGCTCAGGCTGTTGACGAAGACGCGCCGCGGCTTCCGCCAGTGCAGCGGTTGGTCGAGCCGGTCGTGAAAGATCGCGATGTCCGTCTTGCCGTGGACGAACCGATTGCCGGGAATGCGAAACGCCGGCGTTCGCTCGATGTAGCAGTGAGCACACCCGGGCGAGATTTTCGTGCAGCCCGTCGTCGGGTTCCACGTCGCGTCGGTCCACTCGATCGCGGTGTGATTGCTCATCGGGATTTCCTCGGCATCTTCCGACGACGTACCCGACGGATCCACGGCACCGACACACACAGCAGCCGCGCCGGTAATTCCCGCACGACGACGTGATCCCCCTCGCGCCAGGTCTGACGCATCGGGGACAAGTGCACGCACAGGTAGCGCGCGGCGCGGCTCATGCCGCCAGCCATCGACGGATCCGCGCCGCTTCGACCGGGAAGTGGCGCGCGTCACAGAGGTCCGCGAGCCGTTGCATTTCCGCGCGGTCAATCGCGTTCCGATTCGGGTGTGTAGCCATGTCGTCGACGACGGGCGTGAAGCCCTCCGCGATTTGGCGGGCCAGGCACGCGACGATCTCCGGCAGCGTCGCGGGCCGCGGCGCGAGGCGTTCCTTGTCGTCAGATCGAGCCCTCACGTGTTGCCGCCTTTCCCGCCGGGCCACTTCAGATCACCGGCGCCGTCCTGCGCGCCTGGCGCGCGCCGATGTTGCGCGCGAACCGGGGCGTGCTTCCGGGTCGTCTTCGCCAGGCGTCGGAGGTCCTGGTCGGTCCCGTTCGGCGGCAAGTCGCGATAGCTGGCGCCTTCCATCTCGACAAACTCACACATCTCGTGCAGCCGGGACCGCATCCGAAACCCGATCCGACATTCGAGCCCGTTGACCTCTGTCGGGTCGTCGATGTCCGCGTAGTTCGTCGTGCAGACGATCGGGCGCTGCTCGTTGTAGCGCGTGTTGACGATGAGGTTCATGGTTTCCGCGACCCAGTCCGTGACGCGTTCTTCCCCAAGGTCGTCGAGCACGAGGAGATCACACCGCATGACCGGCTGCAGGATGTCCGCTTCCGTCGCCTGTTTCGTGGCGTTGTAGCTTTGCCGAATCTTCCACAGGAGATCCTTCGTCGTGGAGAACAGGCCCCAGCACCCCGTGCGCGCGATCGCCTCCCGCAGGAGCACCGCGGCGAGATGGGTTTTCCCGACGCCCGCCGCGCCACTCAGCACGAGCCCGCGCCCGGTCGTGTCATCCGCGCGCTGCGGCAGCAGCGGATAGCTCTCCGCCCAGAACTGCGCGACGCGTCGGGCCTCGACCAGGTTGGCGTTGTAGGCGCGGAACGAGTCGAACGTGGCGTGTGCATACTTCACCGGGATGTTGGCGGCCGCGATCCGCGCGGCCTTCCGGCTGGCGACACGGCAGCGGCAGTCCTTGACGGTCGGGTTCCGGTACGGAATCCAGCGTCGTTCGTACCCGTAGTTGTCGCAGTAGGCGCAGCGTTCCGTCTCGGCGGGCATCGTCAGGATCCTCCGTAGCGTTGGCGGCGTTCTTCGGCCGCGCGCGCGAACAGGTCGTTGTCAGGAATCGGCGGCCGGGTCTCACGCGTCGGTGCCCGGGACTTCGGTGTGGCTTCCGGCGACTGGACGCGCAAGTACGCGCGACAAATTTCGAATTCGTTCTTGAACCGTCGCAGGTCGGCCGTCTCTGGGACCGCGGCGAACACCGCGGCATAGTGGGCGAACAACTGTTCGTCCAGGTCCGCATCCGTCTCGCCGGGCTGTCGGGGCCACTTACGGCGCTCCTCGTCGTGAAAATCCCTCGGCACGTGAAAGCGCCCGACGCACCACGCGTGTTTCGTCCCCAACCAGCGACACGGCGGCGATTCGACGGCGCGCGGCCGCGGCGGGTCGCCTGGTGGCGCGGTGGTGGTAGTAGTTTCTTTAAGTGGTGGTACGTCGCGCGCAGTAGTAAGCACCGCGTCGATCGCGCGCGGCGGATCACAAGGATCACAAGTACGGATCACAAGTTCTTCGCCCGCTGTTCGTACGATCGGCCGCGTACTTGTGATCCTTGTGATCCTTGTGATCGTCTCGGAGACAACTCGCCGCACGATCGAGACCAGTTGTAACGGCCAACTTGTGTAACTTGTGATCCTTGTGATCGTGCGCGCGGCCCAACTTGTGTAACTTGTGATCGGCGCCGTGGGTCGGATCACAAGTTCTTCGCTCTCTGATCGTACGATCGGCGTCGATGACGGCTCGTCGAACAACGGCAGCGGCAACACGGGCCGCGGCCGCACCGCCTGCAGGTCCGCGCGGAGCGGCAACGGGACGGCCGTGATCGGGTCGGCGCCGGCGACGTGGACGAGGGTGTAGCGCGCCGGCCTTCCCTGCCCGCCATCAACCACGCGCACGGCGCCGATCTCAACGAAGACCGGCAGCCAGGTCCAGACCGTGCGGCGGTTGACGTGGGCTTCCCGCGCGATCGCGCCCATCCCGATCAGTGGTGTCGTCGTCTCGCCCTCCGGAATGCAGCGCGCGATGGCTTTGAGCACTTCGTGCGCCGCCTCATTGACGCGCGGGTGCGTGAAGGTGTCGGCCCAGGCCTCGGCGTCGCGGTTCATCGCCCGCTCCGAGCGACGCGAATCCAGACACCACCGACGACCGGGCGTAAAAAGTGACGCGATGAGGTCGATTGAGCGACACGAGCGCTTGAAAAACGCGCTCCATCTTTTGTACGATCGGGCATCGACGACGGCACTCCTGAGAGGAGGGATCACCCGCGCGGACGCCTGCCAAGACGTTCTCCCGCCGGGTGGTCCCGACATCCACCAATTCAGAATTTGAGGCCGCTGCTGGGATCAGCTTTCACACCGGGGTCACTAGTGGACCGTCACTCGCCTTTCACGTACCTAAGTTAGAAGTTCGAACCCTGAGTCAGTCGCGGCCGTGTTGTCCCCTCTACGGCCGCGCGGACCCCCTTACAAACCGTCGTCGAGATCGTCGTCGTCGCTCTCCTCGTCGTCGTCCTCGTCGTCGAGGTCACTGTCGTCGTCGTCTAACTCGCCTTCGTCGGGTTCGTCGTCCTCAAGGGCCATGACAATTCCTAGACGCGCGTGGACGGATTTCCCGTGCTATCGACATGGGGATCGGACGCGTCGGCGGCCGGTGGTTCACCCGTCGCCCGCACATGGAAATCGTCGGGCACTTCTTCGATCGCGTCCCACTCGGTCTGTGTCATAACGCCGAGGTCGATCGAAATCGAATAACCCTCTGCCAAGTTCTCGCGCGCGACAACGATCGCCTCTTCGAAGTCCGTGAACAGCCCGACACAGACGGCGCTGACGCCCTCGTCGTCGTCGACGGGGCCAGCTTCGAGAGCCCGATACAGCGCGAAGTACGTCACGAGCGGGTCAGCCAATTTCCCATCACCTCGTTCACGGCAGCGCCGCGTCTGGCATCCCTCGCATCGCGGGCGGTAGGAATGGCCGCATCCGCTGAACCCGTCGCGTGAATTCGTCCGTGCCCCGCACGTCGACGACCGCCGCGATCCCCGCGTAGCGCATTTCCGCCGCCGTCAACCGCCGCCGCACATGGACCGCGACGTCGCCGATCTCTCGCCATTCGCCGAGCGCCGCGTCGCCGACCCCAACGAGCGCGAGACACGCCACGTCGAACAGCCGCGCCGTCGAGACACGCCACCCCCGCGCACTGACTGAGGCGTGCCAGACCGGCCCGCCAAATCCCGCCTCCAGTCACTCGTACCCGCTGTTGACGGTCACGACGACCGTGAACGCGCCCCGCACGCGCCCGAACCGCGGGTGCGCCGTCTCTGTCGCGAGTCGACAGTGAAAGTCGAGCGCCGTTTTCTGCGCGTCGTTCATCCTCAGTGCCTCTCGTCATCGAGCATCTCGGCGTACCGCTTCCGGTCGATTGCGATCGTCTGCGGCTGTTTCCACTGCCACCAGCGCCGCGTGAGCCAGCCCCCGATCACGATCGCGCCGACAAGCCCCGCCGCGATCCCGACCAGCTTCATCCGTCGCGCCTCACCGGGACCGGCGCCGGCGGATCCGGTTCATCCGAGATCAGGATCGCGACCAACCCGTACTTGAGCGGCACCCGGATCGTCATGTCAGTCCTGCACCGCCTCGCGCTGGATCGCCTTCACCGGGCCGACCACCAACTCCGCACTCTTCACCCAGTCGCGGATGTTCACCTGCGTCTCGGGGTTCATCAGGATGTCGCGCGCTTCTCGGACCAGTTGCCGCGCCGTCTCATCGTGCAACGTCAGGAGGTGGTAGATCGGCCCGACCCCGAAGATCCGCACCAGGTGATCAAGCGTCAGCGGCACGTCGGCGCCGAGCAGCTCGTCACACACGTGGCCGAGTTCGTCCTCGTTTACCACGCCGCGATGGTGGAGGCCATTGATTGACGCGATGAGGCCGAGGGCTTTGCTCATGCCTTTTTCCACCGCGCGAGGTACTCAGCCGGCACGCGGTCCGACGAATACTGACCGGTCCAGACGGCGAGCAAGGTGTCGTCAGTTTCCAGTGTCGCCAATAACTCGCGCTTGTCCGAGACCTTGATCGCGGTCCGCACGTCGCCCGCGCCGATGCGAATCAGGGTCACGAGCCGCGATTTCACATTGGGAAACGTCTCGTCGACGACGGCGCGCAGGCGAGAGGTGTCGAGGGTCATACGCTTGATCCCACCGTCCGCCGCAGGGTCCGCGCGACATACTCAAACCGCCACGCTGTGCCCTTCCGTGTCGTCCAGCCATGCCGGTTCAAGTCGTCAGCGATCTGCCGGACGGTGTAGCCTTCGGCGTGTAGTTCATCGATGCGCGCGACGATGCGCTGTTCGATGGGCGCGGGTTCGAGCTGCACCACGCGGCCGCCGCAGGGACACGACGCCACGGAGATCCCATGCGTGTGACAGCCGCGCGCGTGGACCCGATCGGCGTCCGCGGCCAACTGAAACCCGAACGGCAATTCGCCGGAGCGGTCCCCTTTCGCGCGCTTCGCGGCCAGAGCGTTCTTGGTCCGCGCGCGGCCGATCGAGCGTTCGTACTGCGCGGCCAGGTCGATGATGCCGCGGAAGAACACGCTGTCAGGATTGTCGTTGTCGGTGCCTTCGCCGGCCGCTGAGACGATCCGCGCGCCGTGCTTCTCGATGTCCTGTTCGATGACCATGACTGCGAACATCGAGCGCGCCAGCCTATCCCGTTTCGCGACGAGCAGCACGTCCCCACGCCGGAGCGAGCTGACCGCCAGCATGAGAATCGGCCGCTGCGCGATCGAGAGCGACCCCGAGATCGCGGCGTCCTCGTATACCCGACGCAGTTCCAGCCCGAGCCGCGCCGCCGCGGCTGTGATGCTGGCCCGCTGCGCCTCCAGCCCTAAACCGGACTCCGCTTGCTGTTCTGTAGACACGCGCACGTAGCCGATAGCGTACGGGCGGTTTGTGATGTCACCGGACGGTCGAGTCTGGTGAGTTTTCATCGCGCCGCCTCGACGTCACAAGATGTAGCGTTGGGCTTGCTCGACCCCACCGCGTACGCCACTGGTGGGGTACGCGTTACAATTTGTTCGCGCATGGCTGAGACGGCTCCTGTCCGTCTACTGGCCGTGTGGCCGCCTGGGGGCCGCGGGTGTTCTCGACCACTCGCGGCCCTTCGCGTTTCCTACCTACGCCGTCTTCCGATGGAGATGCGCCGCACCGATCGCGCGATCGATGTCCGCGCGGTGATAGAGCACGCGGGATCCGCGTCGGGCGGTCGGCACGCCGTGACGCTTCGCCCACACCCGGAACGCTTCGCCCGGCTCTTTGCCTTGGATGTCGAGGTACGCCGCGGCCGTCTTCGCGTTCATCCAGACGGAGTCGAGGCTCATGACGCCATCGCCACCGGGAAGATATCTTCGGGCTTGCGGCGCAGCGCGCGGCAAATACGCGTGACGAGGTCGTGAGAGGGCCGCTTGATCCGGTCGTTTTCCAGCGCGGAGATCGTGGCCTGGGGAACCTCAACGAGTCGCGCCAGCTCGCTCTGGCTCAACTCCGCATCGTTGCGCGCCTTCTTTAATTTGTTCACGGCGTGCAGATTACTGCACGCTACGTGCAGTTGTCAATCACGCGTGTGTAGTATTATGTACGCCTTGTTAAGTCTCTACATTCCTGACAGTTGCCCGACCGCGGGATTCAGAACAGGCCTAAAATCAACAGTTTGCGGATTTTCCTCAGCGTTTCGCCGTTTCTCACCGACGCGAGCCGACACCAACCGACCCGAAACGGGGGCTCGGAATCACGTGACCAACACTCTACAGCCGCACGAAGATCACCGGCTCCCGCGCGTTGATGTAGCGCTGCCCACGGACCGTGAAGAACACCGTGCCCTCAATGCGCAGCTTCCCCGTTTCGACGGCGAGGTGGGTCGCGAGGCTCAGTGTGATGCCGTTGCGCACGTCGTAGCGCACGGCCCAATCGTCCTTGCCGACGACGTGGTGGGCCTCCGCGCGATCGGGATCGAGGTTCAGCGTGCTCAGGACGCGGCGACCCGTCTTCCGGTCTTTCCAGTGATCCAGTGCCTTGACCTCGCGCGCCCAGGCGCGGAGTTGCTTGGCGTCCAAGAGGCGGGCGGCTTTGTTGTCGATCGCGCGATCGAGCTTCGTTTCGAGTGCGTCTTTCGGCGTCGCGCTCGGCTTAAGCCGGGCCTCTTCGAGGGTGAGGAGCCGATCGAGCGGCGTCATGCGACGTCCCGCACTTTCGAGAAGTCCGTCGTCAAGATCGCTTTCGCCATGCGCTTCAGGAACCGCGCATCCGCCTCGGCGATCGGGTGACGGGCCTGCTTGATCGCCACCAGCGTCGCGAGGTCGCGCTCAAGGTCCGCGATCGCCGCCGTGAGCTGATCGATCTGGGACCGGGGCACGAGCGCCACCTCGACGACGGGGCCGAGCAAGTTTTTACTGCTCGCCGTCGGCACGAGCGCAACCTCGATGACGGCGGGGCGTGTCTGAGACGTCTGAGACATGCGGATCGCCGTCGCTGCCGCCCAGGACTCGCGCGCATCGCTGCAGCTCTCACAGAGCCACGCGACCGAGGGCCGGCCGCAGTCCTCACACGCCGTGCCGTCGTACTTGAGGTCGTACGCGTCGTCGTCGGGTGGGTCGTATCTCATGATCGATCCTCCAATCGCAGCGTGACGGGTTGTGCGGCGAGACTGATCAACGCGAGCCCACGCGCGAACGCGGACGTGAACGTCAGGGTCTGGCTGAAGCCGGAGGCGTCCGTGCAATGCAGCAGGTACATCACGCCACCTCGATCGCGGCGCTGCAGCTCGGGCAGATCCCGTCCGAACACCGATACACGAGGTGCAGCTCCGCCAGGCGCTTGGCGCTCAGGCACCACGCGCAGACCTTTAGGAGTTGATCGGGACCGAGCACGATCACATCGTGTGCGGCGGTCGTCATCGTGGACGGGGGCTTACTGTCGGTGAGGCGGGCGATCTCAGCGCGGGGATCGAGGGACGGAACGGTCATGGAGAGCCTGCTTTCGCCGGGTGGCGTGGCTCCCAGTTAGAATCTGGCAGCCCGCTTGACCACTTACCTGGTTGACGGGTCAGGCGTCGTTCGGTGCTAGACACACCGGGCGGCGCCGCTTCTTTCTTCGACTCCCTGATAATACACCTTGACCCCCTACAGGTCAAGGACTATAATTCTTCCAGTGCCCGAGATTAGCCGCTTCTACGGAATCGTGATCAAGATGTATTGGGACGATCACGCCCTGCCCCATTTTCACGCCTACTACGGCGAGCACGCGGCGACGTTTGCGATCGACTCGCTCGGGCTACTCGCGGGTTCGCTGCCGAAGCGTCAACATCTCAACGTGGTGGAATGGGCGCTCATGCATCAGACCGAACTGCGGGCGGACTGGACGTTCGCGCGCGAGTATCGGCCGCTGCTGCCGATCGCGCCACTGGAGTAGAACATGGACGTGCAGATCACGAGCGTGGAGCCGCTGCCCGGCTATCGGCTTCGCTTGGGGCTTTCAGATGGCCGAGTCGTCGAACGCGACCTCAGCCACCTGGTGCCGGGGCCGGACGCCTCGCCTGACAACGTCTTCCGTCCCTGGCTGGACCCGGCGTATTTCGCGCAGGTGCGGTTGCCGGACGAACCGTGGGCGACGCCAACGTGGCCAAACGGCGTCGACATCGATCCCGACGTGTTGATCTGGGGCGTCGACGCCGACGGGAATCTGCTCAAACCGCAACCCGCTGGCAAACACGTATGAAGAAGCGACTCCCGGACGCCGTACTCGATTACTTCCGTGAGCAAGGCGCGAAGGGCGGGAAGATCGGCGGCAAGCGCGCGGCGGCGCTCCTCTCCCCGGCTGAACGGAAAGCCCGCGCCACCAAAGCCAGCCAGGCGGCTGCCCTCGCCCGCACGAAGAAGAAGCACGCGAAGAAGCTATGAGCCTGGAGCGCATCATCCGCATCCGCGATGCCGTGAACGGGCTGTGTCGCGCGATCGACGCCGGAGAAGTCACACCGACCGAACCGGAGATGTTGGCCCTCGCGCTCGTCGTGGAACGGGACGGCGGCCCGCTCGCCCATGACCTGCTCTGTCAACTCGCGAGCCGCTGCCGGAACGGCCGGGAGGTGTTGGACCACATGGACCGCGCGCCCCGCACGAAGAAGAAGCACGCGAAGAAAGCGCAGGACTAGATGGCTGAATCTGTGTTCGCTGGGCCAGGCACCGCCGAGCTCCGCAAGTTAGTAGACGACAGCCGCACAATCCGGCGGTTGACCTGGTGCATCGCGCTCATGACGGCCATTGTCCTCGTGTTGACCGTCATCCTTGTTCTGAAGGGCTAGATGCCTGAGTCCCCCGACTTCGAATCGATCGCCGAGTCGATGGTGCCGCCGCAGTACGTCGGAATGATCGCCGAGCAGCTCCGTCTCGTTTGGAACGCCCGCGGCGCCGCGGACGCGTCGATCATACGTCTGCGCACGAAGCAACTCGTGGCCGGCGAGATCGTCGGCTCAGGCCTCGGGCGGCACTTCGACGAGGCGATCCAGGGCTTGGACCGATGACCAACGACCGATGACCAAAGCCGCAGCAGCCGCCCGCACGAAGAAGAAGAAAGCCCGCGATGCCTGAGTTCTGCGCTTGCAAGAACCCGCTGGTTAATGGGACGATCGACCATCTCAAGCTGACGGTCGATCCACTCTGCGCGCGATGCCGAAAGCCGTTGCGATCCGCGCCGGATGTCTCGCGTCCCGACCTTGGACTCGAAGCGGGCGATCGTCCGTGGGTGTGGCCGCTCCAATCGAAAGCTGCGGCAGCCGCCCGCACGAAGAAGAAGCACGCGAAGGCGTCGAAGGGATGATCGCGCACGTCGGCCCGGACGTGTTTGAGATGCAGTGCGACCTCGTTGACGTGACGAGCCTGCACCGGCCGGATCCGACGTGGCGACACGTCGACGCGCACGGCCACGAGCACCGCTGGTACGTCGATGGGACACCCGCCGTGTCCTACGACCCCAGCGCGCGATATGAGACACCGTCGCTCGTCTGGGTGAAGGATGGCGAAGAGTTCTGGGACGGCGACGACGAACCGCACGACGTCGGGCACCTCGAATGCCGCCAGTGCGGCGACCACGTCGAGCCCCGCTACACCGCCGACGACACACGGCAGCACATCCCGGGCCTGCGCCGCTATCGGATCAATGGCGAGCCGGTCACGCCGGAAGAATTCGCGCGCCGCTACAAGGCCGCCGCGATCAAGGGAACCCGCGATGCCTGAGTCCCCCGACTTCGAACAGATCGCCGATCGCCTCGTCGTCATCCACGCGCCGTTCGGCGCATCTCGCGCGGCCATCGCCGAGCAGCTCCGTCTCGTCTGGAACGCCCGCGGCGCCGCGGACATAGCAAAGCTCGACGCGCTCGACGTGCTCGAACACGGTGATACCTACATCAAGATTTTCGATCGCGCGCTCCGGCGCTTAGACCGCTAACCGAGCCCGCCCTTGTAGCTGGACCCACCGAACCACCGCACGCCGCGGTACAGGATCTGGCGCGTGACGCGATTCACGCCCAGCGTCGTCATCGCTTCGAGGAACACGGCGTCCGCCTGCGCTCTCGTCGCTTCACCTTTCGCGCGATAGAGATGGTCATGGAGCCCCGCCGCGCGCGCGTACGGGCCCGTCGGCAGGAAGATCGGATAGAACGCCCTCGGGATCGAGGCGAAGTCGGTCACCTCGCCCGCCTGCACGGTGATGATCCGGCCGAGCACCACCGACTCATAGTCGAACGTCTCGTCGATCCGCCAGGTCCGTCCGTCGTCGAGCGGCGTCACCTCGAGCGGCGTCAGGAACGTCGACAGCCACAACGGGACCGGCGTGCCCACCCGTTCGATCGGATTCGGCGTGTCATCGATCGGCGTCTCGCCGATGTCGAAGCGTTCTGGCATGGCCTACTGCGGATCCCCGCCAGCGGCGGCGAGATCGCGCGCCTGCTTGGCCGCCAGCGCTTCAGTTACGAGCGCGGTCAGGTCCGCGTCGGCCGCCGGACCGGTCATGCCGCCCGCGGCTTTGATGGACGCGACAATGCTTTCGATCGTCAGTTCGGTCGGGGCGACGAGTGGCGCGAGTGCCTGAATGAAGGCGAGCACGGACGCGAGGTTCATGACGGGAGTCCTTTCACCGCGTTGATCAGGGCGCTCACTTTGGTCTGGAACGCCGCATAGTCGGCTTGGAGCGCGGCGCCGACGGACGGGGCGATCAGGGTCGCGAGATCCGTCACGCTCAGCGCGAGGCCATTGATCTTCACCAGGTCCGCCGCGCTCAGCGTGCCGCCGGTGGGCAGATTGATCCCGATGTTGGCCACGTCGATGACGCCCTGATAGAGCTGGCTCAATTTCGCGGAGATCGCCTGATGCTGCGCGGGCGTGATCAGCTTCGCGTGATAGGCGGCCTCTTCGTCCGTGTCGAAGAGACGGAGGGCGGCGTACGCGGTGCGATCGGCGACGTCGATCGTGACCTTCGGCGAGAGATGAGCCGCGCAGCCGGTTTCCGCAGTCAGCGCGCCGCCCGCGAAGGTCAGCGCGAGGACGAGCATGACGCTCAGCGGAATAAACGTGCCGAAGTAGTGCTTCATGGGTGCTCCTTGGTCGTCGTGATGGTGATGGTCTCGGCGTCGAGCTTGGCGATCGCCGCGGCGTGCTGGCGTCGGCGTTCCGCGGTGATCTGCGCGGCGCCTTCCCTGATTTCCGCCTCCGCGCTGGTCGGGCCTTCGAACGGCGCCGACGCCAGGACGGTGACACAGTCGAGTCGCTGCATGATCCCGCGGGCGTCGTATTCGGGGATGATCGCCACGAGCCGGCGCAGCGGCGTGCCCATCGGCGGGTGATTCAGCGCGTCGAGGTAGCCGACGACGAGCGAGAGGCCGTCGTTCTCCGTGACGTGGTCGATCGAGGTGATGTCCATCGTCAACGCCCATCGCCATGTTTGCCGAGCAGCAGTCGCACGAGCACGAGCAGGCCGGCGACGAACAGCAGCAGATTCACCAGCGTGCCGCCCACCGTGAGCTCGCCGATGATCCACAACACCAGAAAGATGATGACGAGCGTTTCGAGGATCCCCATGGTGGCCGCCCCTCCTGACTGCGTCGCGCGGCCGTACGCCGCGTCGGTCGCCTCGTCGCGCGTGCGCGCTGTTTTCTCCGTGCGCGTCTCCGGCCGTGGGACGAAGCGCCAGGTGTTCATACGTCGGTCCTGCGCTGCCGCACCTGGATCCAGACGAGCACGAGCACGACGACGAGCACGAGATGGATCGTCGAACCGCCGAGCCCGAGACTGACGCCGCCGAGCCACAGCACGAGCAGCGCGACCGTCAGCATCGCGAGCGGCGTCAGGTGCGGATCGTCGGGACTGCCGGGATCGAGCGCCGCGTCAGGTCGGTCCGGCACGTCGCGCGTACCGTCGGGCCAGGCGGCGCACGGGCCGTCGTGACCGCGGCCGCGCGTGCAGCGCCAGCCGGGCGGCGGGATCGTGCAGACGCCGCGGACGATGGGCGCGCGGTCGTGCGTCGGATCCGTGGGTTGCCAGGTCATACGGGGTCCACGAAGAAATACTGATCGCCGATCAAGAGGTGCGCCTTCCCCACCGCCGCGGCCGGCACGCGGCCGACCGGCAGCATGGCCGCCGGCGCCCAATAGCTGTTCGCGCCGTCCGTCCGATCGCGCAGTTCGCCGATGATCACGCCATCCGCGAGATACAAACATTCCCGCAGCTCCGGATCGAGTCCGACCGGCAGTAAGGACAGGCGATCGACCAGCGCGGCGCCGTCGACCAGGAGGCCCGCCTGCACCATCAGCGCGTCGTGATTCGAGCCCGGGCCGCCGCTGTTCGGGTTCCAACAGCTGAACTGCGAGGGCGCGAGGCAGATCGCCTTGTACGTCGCGACGGACGCGCGCCACTGTGCGAAGTGCGGCAGCCGATTGCGGACGACGACCATGACGGCGATCAGTTCTTCGACCGGGCTGTGATCGCCGCGTGGGACCTTCCGCGCTTCCGCCCAGGCCGTGCACGCGAGCGTTTGCCGGTCGGAGAGCGCGGCGAGGATCGCGTCCGGCGTCATCAGCACACCCACCGATAGCCGAGCGCCTTGTAATACGCCCGCGCTTTCTGCATGTCCGCGAGACTCACCCGCCCGCGCGTCCACACGTAGGTCGCGTACTCGTAGGCCACCGCGAAGGTCGGTCCGCGCGCCGAACCGGCCGTCAGATAGTGCGGCGGCGACGGATCATCACCGGCGGGCTGATCCGGCGGCCGCGTGTACGTCGGCACCAGGCGCCCGGCGACTTGCCACACCGGATCGCCGGTCTCCGGCCAGTTCGGAAATTCACTCAGCACGATGTCGTAGTCGGCGCACGTGCCACCCGGTGCCCAATCGCCGACGCCTTCACCCGTCGGGATGTGGCCGATGTCGTGCTCGAGCGCGAGATGCCCCAGCGGACAGACCTGTCGAAACAACGCGCCGAACGCCCGGATGCGCGCCGGCTGCTGGTCGGGTTGACCGGGTGGATCGCCCCAGCCGTAGAACACGCCGTCATAGCCCGGGCAGAAGAACACGTACTTCGTGAGGTCGCCGGCCGGCGCCTGCTGGAACCCCGCGACGATGCGCGGCAGGTTCGCCAGTAGCCACTCGTAGCCGTAGGTGTGACCGACGGGATCGTTGTACGGGTACGACCCGTCGGGATTTGGCGGCAAGGATCGCCCGTCGCCGGCGAGGAACACCCCGACCGCGGTCAGCTTCCCGACGGTCAACATCCGCGTCACACGGCGCACGAGCTCGGGCAGGTCCTGCGAGAGATCGCGGCCTGGGACCGGCATCAGAAACCCCGGCTCGGCGTACTGCCACGAGACCGCGATCTCGCCGTGCGTGAACCCCTGCGCGAGGATCTCCGCGCAATACGCGTCGAGGTCCGCATCGTCGAGCGTCGTGGTCTCGGGGCCGAACATCGGGAAGGTGCCGTACTGCGCGGTGACGGCCGTCAGCCCTTGGAAACCGATGCGGACACCACACACCTGGTCGCGCGTCGGCGGCGGCGGCAGTGTGATGGCCGGCGGAGTGGGCGGAGGTGGCGGAGCATCCGGCAGCCAGCCTGGCGCATGGAGGATCTCGGTCATTTGGTACAGGCTCCCAGGAGGATGATCAACGGGTCCGTGCTCGGGATTGTGGTCAGCACGACGCCGTACTCGGGCATCCCCGGCGCCGTCGCGTGCAGATTGAACACGGCGATCGTCGCCGGGAATTTCAGGAACGTGACGTTCCCGTTCGCGTCGGCGGTGTCGCGCAGCGCGGGCACGCCCGCACCGTCGAGCCAGACGCTCGCGCCGGCGACGCAGGTGTGGACGGCCATCGGACGGAGCGCGGCCACCGGCGGCGGCGCGGGTTTCGGCGTCACGAGGCACGCCGTCGAGAGGAGCGCGGCGGCCAGGAGCGAGAGGATTGGCTTCATGACAGGGTCCTTTACCGCACGGCGGGGATCGTCGTCGTGGTGGTTTGTGTCGGGGGCGCGATGACGGGCGCGGGCACCATGATCACTTGGGGCGCCGCGCCAGCCGGCGTCGCGCGCGTCGCGAGAAACACAAACCCGCCGATCGTGATGAGGCCGACGATCAAGGACACGGCACCGAGCAGCGCGACCCACGCGAGATTGATACCTTCGCCCTTCCCGGTCCCGGTGGCCTGCGCCCGCGCGAGCGTCTCGACCAGCGCGGAGAGGCGTTCCATCTGCGGATCCGCGACCGTCTGCTTGCCTTTCCCTTCCGAGGACGACAGCTCGAGCGCAGAGAGCCGCTTGATCACGTCGGCCGAAAATTGGCTCAGGCGATTTTCCGCGGCGTTGGCGACCGCGGCGGCGCGCGCCTCGGCGGCCGCGGCGACCGTTCCGACCTGCGTCCGGAGCGTCTCCGCCAAGACCGACGTCTGATTCGCGAGCGCGGTCGTGGCGGTTTGGTTGGTGGCCGCCGTCTTGGCGACTTCTTCGCGGTCCACCTGCCGGATCGAATTGAGGCGATCGGACTCCGCGTGATCGAGTTCACGCTGGTGCGTCGCGCGGAGCTTCGCGAGCCGGCTGGCCGCCTTCATGTCCCGGCGCAGACTGTCGATCTTCGCGTCGAAGAGTTCCTTCGTGAGGTCGCGCAGGTCGTCCTGACGGATGTTGGACGCCTCGCTCAGATCCTTCACGTTCTGGGTCGGGTCGACCGTCGGCCCGCCGCCGGCGTCGACGGGCAGGCCCCGACCCGGGTGCTTCGCGTGCGGTCTCGGCTTCATGACTTCCCCGTAGGTTCCGATCCAGCGCCACTACTCGGCGGCGTCGTCAAGCGGGTCAACGCCTCGCCACTCGCGCGTGAGAAGCCGTACGTGCCCGATGCCGTCAGCGCCACCGACATCCACGCCGCGAAGTAGCTGAAGGCCTCCGTGCGGAGAAACGGCCCCAGCGTCCAGACGTACAGGAGCACGCCAGCGAGCGAGAATCCGAGCACCGCGATCGGCCCAGCCTTATCGGGCAGGAACGACCACTTACACAGCTGCGTCAGGCTCAGCACGGCCGCCGACACCGCGAGAATGGCCCCGGCCGTCACAGCCGGCCTTCCACAATCTGCGCGAGGAAATCTTGGAACGTGAAGCTCGTGAGTGCGGCCTTACAGCTGTACATCGGGCCGGCGTCGGTGAGCCAGAGGCTCGAGATCGTCACGTCGACGATCCGCAGGGTCATCACGATCGGCGGGACCGTCGGCAGATTCACCGCGAGCGGTTTGCCGCTGCCCGTCTTCATGTCGCGGGTCGGATAGGTCAGGGTCGGTTGTGCGCCGCCGAAGTCGGCCAGGTCCTTGTCGCCGGCGGCGTTGCAGGCCTGGACGGTCAGGAGATCCGGATCGTCGATGTAGCCCTGGTGAATGCCGTCGCTATTACCGCTGAGACGTGTGTCAAACAGCCCGCCCGTCGTTGGTTGCGGCGACAGTTGGGTGGTACCCGTCGTGCCGTTGTTCGCGACGCTCGCGCCCGCTGAAAAATAGAACGGCCCGCCATTCACCGAGATCCACCCCTGAATCCATTTCACGGCGGGGTCCGTCGTGTGCTGCACCTGCACAAAGTGCGGCTGCGTGAAGGGTGCCGAGCCGCCGAGTTGCTGCGCGACGGTGTGCGCGCCAGTGCTCGCGCTCGCAGCCGAGAGTTGGCTGACATCAGAGAGGCTCACCGCCGCGCTGTAGGTGTAGACGTACGCCACGCTGTCACCGATCGCATAGCGCGGCCCGTTGTTGCCGCTGCCGGGGTTCGTCGGATCAACCGTGTACACGGGCGTGAACGTCGGGGCCGCGAGGCCTGGTGCGAGGGGCCTTGCGTCCTCGATCGCGGCCAGCGCGATCTGCGCCGCGAGGTTGTCGCGCACGACGTACAGCCGCGCCGCGGTGCCTTTCAGCGCCGCCGGGACATTCGTGCAGCCGGTCAGCGCGGGCAGGGCGGTGATCGTCGCGTTGTAGTTGATCGGCGACTCGATCGACCCAGGGCCGATCGGTGGAATCCCGGTGAGCATGTTCCCGGTCAGGCCGGCGTAGCGGATCGCCTGCGACCCGACGACCACCCACCCGCCGCCGGGCGACGCGAACCCCGCGCCCGCGGTCGGGATCGCGACCGCGCCCGGCAGCACTTGCCCGGACGGCTGCGTAATACCCGAGGTGTCCGACGTCGGCGCATTCACACCGAGCGATCCATCGGCGGTGCTATCGGTGTACGGGCCCGTACTCGTGTTGTTCGCGACGTTGGTCAGCAGCTTGAGTTGCGCCGTCAACGCGGCGGCGGCCGTCGTTTGCGCGACGGTGCGATACACGTCGCGCGACGTCGTCGGACTCGCGCCGAGCGCGATGTCGTCCACGGTGACCTGCTGCTGCGCGGCGACGACGGCGTTCGCGACGGGCAGCGTCAGCGTCCCGTCGGCGAGGCCGTCCTGGATCGCCCAGCCGTTCGCGCCGCTCCCTTGAATCGCCACGTTGAGAAACAGCCACGCGCCGCCGTTGCGCTTGCGGAAGATATGGATGTAGGGAATGCGCGGGTCGGCGTTCGGCGGGACCGCCACGTTGAGGATCGCCGCCGAGGTGAACCCGTACGAGTCGATGCCGGCCGCTGGCACGGTGATCGATGGACTCGCTGGGCTGAGATTCGTCCCAAACGTCAGGTCGGATGGATTCGCCGACGTACTCCATCGATAGGCGTACTGCACCGTGTCGCTGATGTGCGGCTCGTGGCCGGTCGCGTTGAAGTTGGGACCGGTGCCGCTCAGATTGCCGTAGTAGCTGTCCGCCGAGGCCGTGGGTGCCACGGTCGGATCCGGAATCGTCACCGCGCCCAAGGTCTGCACGACGGCGACCGGTCCCGGCCGCGTCGGCCCCGCCGCGGTGCGATCGACGACCGCATAACCGTAGAAGCCGATCCCGAGGCCGCTGCCTGTCGCCGGCGTGACGGTCGGCGCCGTGCTCGGCGTCACGCCCGGCCCGACGAACGAGCCGGCGACGCTCGCTTGTCGCCCGGTATACGCCACCACGCTCGAGGGTTCGAGGAACACCTGGCCGCCGCTATCGAGGTAGGGATCCACGGCGTCGAGCGGCAGGATCGACTCCCCCGCCAGGACGTCGGCCGATACCTGCGTCGCCGCGCCCTTGATCAAGTCTTGCGTGCGGATCTGCGCCCAGTCGATCGACGCCACGATCGCCGGCGTGAGCTGCAGCGTCCCGGTGCCGTCGAGCGCGTCGGGCGTCGAGCTGCCGGAGTCGGTGATGAAGGCGTGGAGCGCGCGATCGTCGAGAAACGAGGCGCCGCCGATCATGCCCATGACGGTGGCGATGCAGGCGGCCAGGTCCTGCGAGCCGTTGAACGCGATGGTCACCGGCGGCAGGTTCGGCTCGACGTAATCCGTCGTGAACCCGCTGCTGTTGTGCGCCATCAGGTCGAGGATGACGAGGTCCGCGGGCTCGTTCGTGTAGGACGCGATCGGCCGCCGCCGGCGCAGCAGGAAATTGTGATTGATCGCGCCGATGTTCCACTGCGTGTTGGTGACCGCGGCGGCGTAGGTCTGCTGCACGCTCGTGATCGAGCCCGCGAAGAGAATGAACGTCCCCCGCGACACGACGATCTTCGCAGTCCCCGGCATCGCGGCGCGCGTGACGAAGCTGCACGTCTTGGGCTGATTCTCGGGATCGTGGATCGAGAGACTGTTCTCGAGGACGTCGTTCGTGCGGACGACGCCGTTGACGGTGATGACGATCGGGCCATCGACCGGCCGCACGTACGGGCGGATCGTCGCCGTTGTGCTGAACCCGAACCCCACTGAGGCCGACAGTGTGGCCCCGACGTGCGTCAGATTCGCGGTGACGGACACGCGCACGCCCGGCGCCGCCGCGAATTGCGCCGCGCTGCTGAGCGTCGCGCCGGTCGGCGCCGTCGGGGCCGCGGCGCCGAGACTGCCATCCGCCACGTGATCGTTGAACGTCGTGCTCGTGTTGTTCGCGAACGTCCCAACCAGGAACGGGACCCGCCCGTTCGGCAGCGAACGATAGAGGTTGCGCGAGGCGGTGCCGCCCGGCCCGAGTGGGAACACGATCGACGCCGCAAATGGCCCGCCCGAGCTCGGCACGGTGCGGGTCAGAGGCAGGCTGAGCGGCGACTCGACGCCAGACCCATCAACGGACGTCCACCACCAGGTGCGCGTGCCTTCGCCGTTCGCGAACGGATACGGCGCTTGCGTGCCGCCATCGAAGACCGACCCGAACCAGTTGTTTGGCTCGCCCGTCGATCCGATGGTCGGCGCCGCCGCGCTCGGGTTGACGGTGACGCCGAACGAGGCCGCCGCCTGGAACCTGACCGGCGCCGTGAGGTTCGCGGTCACGGACACGCCGAACGAGGACGCGGCCGTGAGCACCGCCGCGGTCGCGTGGGCGGTTTTGAACTCCTGCGGTCCGCTCGGCGTGAACATGCGCGGGTGCGCCGCCGGCGTCGCGCCCGTCACGGTCAGCGCCGCCGCCGCGAGCATGACGCTCGGCTCGGGCGCGTACTGGCCCGAGACCGGCCAGTACGCGATGAGCGCGTCGGGCCGCACGAACAACGGTGAGACGCCGAGCGCGAGCGCCGCCACGTCGGCAGCGGTGAGCGCGACGTTCCAGATCGCGCACTCGGCAAGATCGCCCGACCAATAGTTCCCGACGGCGCCTTCTGCGCCGAGGTAGGTGTCGCTGACCGATACCGGGGCCGTACGCGCGGCAGCGCCGGTCGCCTGCACGCCGTTCAGATAAACAAAATTCGTGGTGGCGTTGAAAGTGCCCGCGACGTGCGACCAAGATCCGTTGCCAATCGTGGCCGCCGAGACCGAGTCGGCCGAGGCGCCGTCAAATTCTTGCGCGCGAACGTGGCTCGCGCCGTCGGTGCGCAGGTACCAGCCATGCGACGATGCTGGCGCCATGACCGACATCATCGTCGCGTTGGCGGCCGGGCTATTCGGACGCGTCCAACACGCCATCGTCAACGGTCGTACCGTGACCGCAGGTGCGGCCGCGTGGAGATACTGCGACGAACCTCCGACAAACGTACGCGCCACGGATTAGGCTTCTTTGATTTCGACGCTGACGAGTTGCAGATTGCCCGCCGCGTTGTCGTTCGCGACGTCGCGCCGGATCCGGATGCGGAAATCGTCGCCGGCGGCAATCGAGGCCGTGCCCGCCGCGCCCGCCGTGATCGTGACCGTGGTGACGATCAGGGTGCCCGTCGCGCCTGGCACCGTCGTGGCCGTCACGGTTTGCGCGGTCGCCCAATGGTCCGCCGCGACGTCGGCCGTGCCGTTGTCGCGTTCGAACGTGACATCCCACCCGCCGGTCCCGCTCGTGGCGCTCGCGGCCATCCACGTCAGCGACACCACGAAGTTGCCGCCTGCGTAGTTGCGCGGCATCCGACCGGCAAAGATCGCGGCCCACTGCGTCGTCGTGTCGAACTCGAGCACGAGATGCCCGTTCCGCACGTTCAGCGTCGCGTACACCGTCGCGGGCGGTTCGTTCTGCTGCGGCTTGAAGATCGCGAGGGTGTCGCCGGACGCACGATCTCCGTCGAGATAATGCGGCAGTCGCGCCAGGCGCCGAATCTCATCGGCGGCCAGTGCCCGATCGAAGACGGGCACGTCGGCGATCCGGCCACGCGGCACCCACAGGTCGCGCGAGGGCCGGAGAATCAGGGGTTCCATAAATTACGCTCCCACCACATAGCGCCGCGCGACGACGTACGAGAACAACCGCGCCTTCTGCGCGGCCGTCAGGGCGTTGCGCGCCGCGGTCGGGAGTGCCGTGTTGAACGCCGCCGCGTTCGCGACAATCCAGTCATCGACGGCGGCGACGGCCGCTTGGACGTCGGCCTTCGAGAGCGTGCCGAACGCCTCACGCGCGAGTGACGTATCGAATTGAAAGTTCGCGCCGACGAGCGTCCGGTCGGGCGTCCCCATTGCAGCCATGTGTGCTCCTGTTACCCGAGCGTGATGGCGATCCCACCGATCGAGAACGCCGGCGCCGGATCGCCGCTATTGATGACGCGCGACGCGGTGAGCGCATCCCAGATCAACAGATTGCCGCCCGTGATCGCGTCGAAGATCCCGAAGTGCGTGACGGTGCCCCAGTTCCCCGTCGGCCCGGGGTACGTGATCGCGACCGCGTTCGCTGTCGCGCCGCCGGTGCCCGAACTGTTGCCGGTGGTGCCGCCCTGCGTCGCGTTCCAGTTCGTGTCGAGTGGATTCAGCGCGACGCGTGCGTACGATCCGCCCGTGACCTCCGTGCCGCCGCCGCTATCGGACGGCGCGGCCGTGAAGAGCGCCACATACAGCGCGGCTGGCTTCGCCGGCGTGCGCGTGCGGAAGATCCAATCGATGATCATGTTCTCGAGGAAATCCGACGCCTGCGCGGTGCCCCACAGCAAGCCATCGGGCGACGCGGCGAGGCGATTGAAGAGGCTGCCGAAGAGGAAGGATCGGATCATGGCGGTGCCTTTTAGTTGCCGAGATGCACGCGGTTCCCGAGGGCGGTGGTGATGAGCGCTTCCACGTATTGCCGCAGGGCTTCGTTCACGCGCGCGTCGCCCGGGGTGAGCGCTGAGAGATTGAGCGTCGCGAGGACGGTCGTGCCGCCGCCGCCATTCGGCGTGATGAACCCGTTGGCGCCGGCCGTGTAGAGCTCCGGGCCTTTTTCCCCGACCATGTACGTCGTCCCGGCGCTGACCGGCCCGCCAGCGGCCCGCAGCGGATGCAGCCCGCCGCTCGAGATCTGGCCGATCGTGGACGAGGAGAAGCCCGGATCCGAGATGGTCGGCGCGCGCGTGCCCGTCACCGACACGAGGCCATTACTCGCGGCAATCGTCAGCGCGATGGCCGCATCTGCGGCCGCGTAGTACGACGTCGTCAGTCCCTTGAGTGAGGCACTGGCCGCAGTCGCGAGCCCCGGCACCGCGGCGACGCCGAAATTGACCTTGTCTTGGGCCACCGCCGCGGCGAGGTTCGCCGTGTCATAGTCGCGGTACGCGGCCGTCACCTCGATGACCTTCGCCTCTTCCGTCGTGTGCGAGGCCGCGATGACCTTCAGTCGGTCGTTCAGTGTGTCGAGCGCCGTCACGGCAATCTTGACCGCGCCGGACGAGTCGAGCCCGATCGAGTTGTTGTACGCGGTCTGCGTCGTCAGCGCTTCGACGACGCCGGCATTCGTGAGCGCCAGTTCCTTTTGCCGCAGCGCGGCGATTTCGGTGGTCAGCGCCTGGTGGGCCTTCTCGGCGTCGGTGCGAATCTTCGCGCGCGCCACGGCATCGGTCGCGAAATGTTCGGCGTTGACGGCTTCGAGCTGCTCGGCGGCGTCGAGCGCCTGGAGGGCCGCGATCTGCCCATCAGTGCTGTACGCCGCGAGGCTCGCCTTGGCGACGGCCGCGAGGCCGGCCACGCGCGCGGTGTACCCCGCCAGGGCGGCGGCGCTCGCTTCCGCCTCGACTTCCGCCAGGATGCGGGCGGCGTCGGCCGTCGCCGTCAGGCCGGACAGGTACACCTTCAACTGCGCGGCGTTCACGCCGATCCCTTCGGCGGTCTTGGCGTTGAGCTCGTCGGTCGCCTTCAGTTCGTCGAGGTTCTTGATCTGCTGCGCCGTCAGCGTGACGGAATTGTTGGCGCGCAGCGTCGCCATGAACTGCTCGGCCTCCTGTTCTTTCGTGAGGACGGCGACGACCGTCGCGTGCGCGCCCGCGTTATCGGTGGCGGCCTTCGTGCCCGCGATAGCTTTCTGATTCATGTCGTCGAACAACTTCGCGAGGTTCGTGGCCGCGCTGCCGTTGTCGGTCAACAACTGCGCCCCGTCCTTCCACATGGCGGAAAAGATCGCGAAGTCACTCACGCCGGAGTCCTTGAGCGCCTTGAGGCCGTTCGCCGTCATCGCGAACGACCCGATCGCGTTGGTTGCCGTCGCCTTGATGTTGATCCCCATCTGGTCGATGGCCTTCGCGTAGTCGGCGGCGGCGTCGATCGATTCTTTGCTCATTCGCGTATTGAGCTTGCCGGCCTTGTCGTACGCCTCGTCGATCCCCTTCGAGAGCGCGCCGAGCGACGAGCCGAGCTTCGCGCCGAACAAGTCCGCCTCCGCCGTGTCGCGGATCGTGCCGTTCAACGTGCCGGCCGCGCGCTCGACGGTCAAGAACAGGTCCGCCCCGTGCAGGTTCTCGACGTCCTGCAGCTTCAGGCCCATCAGCGCGAGGCCCGTCACGACGGAGTCGTCGCCGCCCGCGATGCGTTGACCGAGTTGGAAGATCGCGCGCCCGAGCTGGTCCTGGTCCACGCCGAATTCCTTCGTGGCGGCGGCGAGGATCTGGAGTTCGTCGGTACTGGTTTGGGTTTGGAGTGAGAGGATCTGCAGGCTGCGCGCGCCCTCGGTGACGGTGTTGAAAAAGCCCACCGCGGCGTTGATCGAGAACGCGACGCCGAACGCCGCCGCCACGCCGCTGATGTTCGGCAGCATGTCCGTGAGGCCCGTGCTCACGTTCTTGCCCGCGTCGGCAATCGCCTGAATCTTCGGCGGGACGTCCTGCCCCAGCGCGGTCAGCTTCTCGGCAGCCTCTTGCGCTTGCGCGGAGACCTTCGCCAGTTCCGCCGTCGTCAGCGTCGACACGCCGCCGACGCGGTCGACGGCTTCCGCCATCAGCGTCGCGTTCTGGATCAGCTTCGTGCCGCTGAGGCCGTTCGACGCGCGATCGAGCGCGCTGGTGACCTTGTCCGCCCCGGTTTCGAAGGACGTCAATGAGACAGTCGCGTCCGCGCTCGCTTGGGTAAACGAGGTGAAGTCCGCGAGGAGCTGTCCACTCAGAGGCATCGGGTTACGCGTCGGGTTCCGGCTGCGGTGCCAGCGTGATGTGCTCGAGCACCTTCTGTTTCACGAGTTCGTCGACGATCACCTGATACACGTCTTCCTCGAGCCCTCGGACCCAGTCGAAGGACTGGTTGCAGGCGCGGGCGATGAGGAGGGTGGTCACGATGTCGTTCCGCCAGCCGGGATCTTTTTTTGGGCGTCGCGCTCCGTGCGCATCGCGGTCTCGTGCGCTTCGATCGCCCGCAGGATTTCGCCGTAGCTGTCAGGGTCGATCGAATCGATGGCCGCTTCCTTGACGCTGTCCGGCTCGTCGCGGATGACGATCGGCTTGCCCGCCGGGTCCGTGACCGACCAGTCGAGGAGATACGCGAGGATCTTCGCCGTGCCCGCCTCGACCAGGTCGACGGATCCGCGCTGGACCATGCGCTTGTTCTCGCCCGCGCTCAGCCGTTTCTTGACGAGGATCCAGTCCCCCGCCGACAACGGGAGCCGGCACGAGTCGGGTTGCACCACGCGTGAGTCCATCTACGTCTCCTGGGGCCCGAGCTCGGCTCGGACGGTGCGGTCGTTGATCTCGAGACGGACGACCGGCCATTGCCAGGCGCCCCCTTGAATGAGTGCGACGAAATAGAGCGGGCGTTGCGTGGTGCGAAAGCGATCGACCGACGCGACGCCGCCGGTCAGCGTCGACGTCCGCGCGGTGCGGGTGATCGTCCAATCCCGAATCGAGGCGGCGACGTGATAGCCCCACCGGAGCGAGCCCTGCACGCCGGTGACGGTGACCGGCCGACCGGGACGCGCCCGATCGGCCCGCCGCAGCGCGCGGGGCATGGCGTTACTGCCGGGTCCAGTCGCCGGCCGCGTCCCACGTGCCGTCGACTGAGACGGCGCCCTTCGCATCGACCTTGATCGACGCGTCCGCGTACGCCAGCCCTTGGAAGTAGTGGTCCGGCTCGAGCCGGTTCGGGATGAGCCGCAACAGCGCGGCAATCGAGCTGTCCGACACGTCGAAGATCACGGGGTCGGCGGAATTGAAGAAGCCGCTGAGCGTCCCGCTGATGTCGGGCAGGCCGAGCACCTTGCGCTTGTTCTTGTCGCCGAAGCACGTCACGTCGACGCGGTCGCGTTTCGCGCTGTACGCCCATGCGTCGAGCGCGCTGACGATCTCGAGGGCACCGACGACGCCCGGGGTCGGCGTGGCGATCACGACCGCCGGGGTTGTGCCGCCGGTCAGCCCCGCGGCCGATCCGGTCAAGGTCGCGACGTCCTCTTCCGAGAAGTCGCCGCCGAACGACAGCGTGTACGGACCGCCGGCGGACCCGGTCACGACGACATCGCCGGTCGCCAGGCTGGCCAGGGCGAGGAGCGCCGCCTGCACCGCGGCCGCCGTGGCATTGAACGCGATCGGCGCGGTCGTGAGGCCGTCGAACGTCAAGGTGAACGTGCCGCCGGCGGGAGTGCCCGTCAGCGTGACGCTCTGCACCTCGTTGGTGCCGTCCGGGCCGCCGACGCCGGTGGGATCGATGCGGACCTGGCCGTACTGGCCGTGGTGGAGTTCGGTGTCCATGGGGTCTGTTCCTTCTTCTGCTCTACGTTTACGCGGCGATCGGCGCCGCCCAGAGGCGATACCGGCCGCCGTTGCGGATCCACTGAATCGCCGTGTCGGCCTCGTCGAACTCGATGTCTTCGGTCGGCTCTTCCTGATAGAGCGCCTTCAGGGTGAAGCCGGGAATCGTGAGCGTCGCCGGCGGGAGCGGCGGTTGGGGATCCAGGATCGCGTCGATGCGCGCCGCCGCGTCGTGCGCCACCGCCGGCGCGTTCGTGCCGCTGCTCGCGAGGATCCGCGCTTCGACGAGGTAGAGCACTTCGTTGAACGCGCGCCCTTCGAACATGCGCACCTGGACGCCGACGATCAGCGCGACGATCACGAAGCGTTTCGCACTCCCGCCATTGGCCATCGACGCGCCGGCCACGCTGAAGAACACGCCGTCCGGCGTCAGCGCCATCAGCGCCGCGTCGGCCAGCAACGCGTTGATGAGCGCACTCGTGATCGCACTGTTACGCACGGCCCGACACCGCCAGGCCGTGGGAGACGAGGAGATCCGCAAGCTGGTCGTACATCTGCGCGCGCTTCCGCTGCATCGTCGGGATGAACACGTTCTTCGGCGGCATCCGCCCGGTCTCATGACGCACGCCGTGAACCGTCGTGTAGTGGCGCGCCTCGGTCCCGTTTTCGTAGATCGACGCGAGCTTCGATGTGTTCTTCACGACCGCACCGGCCGCAAAGCCCGACACCGAGACCTGCACGCTCAGGCTGTCCTGCAGCTCGCCCGGCGGATAGCTCGCTTTGATGGTGGCCGCGGCGCCATTCGCCGCGGCTTCCACGATGTGTGAGGCCTCCGCCGTCAGATCCGCCGGCAACGTGCGCAGCTCCGCCTTCAGCTCCTCGAGACCGGTGAAGACGAAGCGGTTGGCCATCGACTAGGCGGCCGGCGTGTTGGCGACCACGGCCGCCGCGAGGCTGTCGCTGCTCGCCTTGAGCGAGTCCGTCAGCGCCTGCAGCGCCGCGGGGTCGGTGCCGGCGGCCGCGATCCGTGCGGCGATGCCGTTGATGAGCGCGATGGCGGAGGCCTCGGCGTCCGTGTTGGCCTTCACCTGGGCGGTCAAGTCGTCGAGTTCTTTCATGATCGTCGTCTCCTGAAGTCCGATGACGTGGACTTGC